TTATACAACTTTCTTGCGTGCCATATTTGTGACATGAAACCCGAGTATCCTATCGATATTTTTAGCGTGCTTTTGCAAGTGTGAAGGGGATAAATGAGCATACCGCTTAACCATTTGTATACTCTCCCATCCCCCCATTTCTTGCAATGCCGATAGAGGCACACCCGACTGAATTAACCAATTTGCCCAAGTATGCCTCAGATCGTGGAATCGAAATCCCTCGATTCCGGCTTTACGCATGGCAGATTTAAATGCCTTGTTAGCATCCGTTCTCATTGGTATCATATCAGTAATGCCCTTTTAATTTTTGCTCTCTGACAAAAACATACTGGCTATGTCTACCCATTTGATCATGGATAATCTGACAGGCTGTGTCATTGAGCGAAACGCCAATTGTTCTAAAATTTTTTGACTGGTCAGGATTAATCCAAGCAACTTTATGAACCAAATCAACCTGTGACCATTCTAATTCTAGAATGTTGGATCTTCGTAAACCCGTAGCCCAAAGCAAATGTTATTACTCGCTTGAGATAATCAACGGTATTATTAAGGGATGGACTTGTTCTTTTGTGAGCCAATTAATCCTTGATTGTCTAGGAGGTAGCGCTTTTATATAAGGTGCATTTTTTAACCATCCCCACTCATTTGAGGCTATTTTTAGTAAAGCACGAATAAAAGCCAATTAAGCATACCTTGATGATTGCGATGAGAAACCCACTTTACCTCTTCTATTTTTCATCCTTGAAACAATATCCTGACATTCATTATTCGTGATCTCACTAATCTTTCGACCTGAAAAATACTGCCGCCAAAATTTAATTTTTCCTTTATCTTTATCTATTGTTCGCTTGTGTTGCTTTTCCTTTAGCTAGCGCAAACACGCTTCTTCGAAGAGATACTCTGGCTCTTCACCGAGACGTTCAACTTTCCAAATATCCGATTTGAGTTTATCGTGTAGCTCTTGCGCTAATTTTTTATTGGCTGTGCCAAGACTCTGTCTAATTCGTTTACCGCTTGGCGAAACGAAATCACAGTGCCAGACATTGTATCGTAATTTGATTGACATGTTTTAAACCTCTGTTTTGATTTATCACGACAATAAGCTTTTACGCTGACATTCTGATGTAACTGATGCATATATGCAATACAGGAAGACTTTAGTATTTCATAAGATCCTTCGTTTCTTTTCCCCTTCTACGGGCGGGTAACTCACCCTCTTTAATGAATCGCCTGACTTTCCTGACTGAACATTTTAAAAGGGCTACCACATGATGTGTTAAAAGAATCTCGTCATTCGTATTCATTTTAAAAAATCCTTAAACCTTAATAGAGATATAAATTTTTTAGCTTTTTGAAAAACACACACTCTCAGGTACTTGGTTTCCCCACATAAAACAATGACAAAGCACGAATGGTTGCATTCGTTCTTGGTTAGGTCAGCGGTATGAGATTCGTTGAATGTGAATGTTGATCAGAAAGCGATTACTTTTTTAATTGTTTTTGGTAGCATTATTGCTATTGTGTGTTGGTAACCACAACGTAATTTTCCCTGGTGTTGGCCAGCCTTGCACTGGTCTTTTTTACTTAGCATGTTGCATTAACAAGAATGGATAATTTGCTGAGTCCTTTAGGCGTAATTCTTACTTGTTCCGTTAGTTTTTCTGAACCATCATTTCTGGCAACGACAGTCACTTTATGCTTAATTAAATCCTGCTTAATTTTATCCTGATAGCCTACCCAGCTTTTTCCGCCAATACGCCGATAAATCCAGTCATGTCCTTGTAACCATGAAAAAATGGCTTTCGGTTTCATTTGGAGTGATTTAGCCGCATCAGTAATACAAAGAGCCTTCTGAGTAGCTAATTCGTTTAAGTGCTTCGACTTGTGCGGTTTCATCTCATCGACTTTATGTTCAAGTGCAATGACTTTTCTGTGTAATTGAGTAGCAATCCTCGCATCGCTGATGGATTATTTAGTATCTCAACCGGATTGACAGCTTCTAATGTTTTTCTTTCGCATTCAATAAAATACTGTCTGGCCTGTTTACCTTTTTCATTGCGCTCAACCATGGATAACTTTTTGGCCATATTGATGGAGATTGCGTATTCTATAGACGGTCTACCTTTTGCGGTTTTTTCCGCAAAAGTTGCAAAGTCCTCATTTTCAATGAATCCATACTTTTCAATGCGGTCTTTATCCAATCTTTGAAATGGTTTTTTATCTCTAAAAACGTATGTAAATCACGAGCATTAGCCGTTTGGATTAATTCACCGTTGATATTTTTTGTTTCGATGTTAATTAAATTTTGCATATAATAATTTCTCAAAGTTAATTGATGAATGAGTATTGATGTTGATTAAGTGGAATAGATTAGGTGGGTAATGATTTCTTGCTTTGTAACTATTTCTTCAGGGTATCGATGAATATTCCTATATAAATTAAGAGTGCTGGCACTATCATGACAGCGATAGCCAGTAGCTCTTGACCGCCTAAATGAATGCTTCCTAATTCGCCACGCTTAAATCTAATTTGCGGGTCTACGACAGTATCGGCATGTGCGAGATGTCCCACTACCATTTCAAAGGCGAATGCTGCACTGATAAACAATAATGTCGTGATTAATAATTTGATGATATTAAGTTTTATAACTTAACCTCCGGTATAATTAGTGTACATGGACAGTATTAATATCCTCATGGTCGGTGCTCCTCTGTTTAAAAGGGGATGTCTTGGTCTTCAAAATCAGCTTGATGAATAGCGTTACTATTTGGCTGGCCTGTTGTTGGCATATTCAGTTTACCTTGGCTTTCCTGTTGTTTTTTTGCTTTCCAGTTTCCCAATATTTCAATGTCATTGACTAAAAATTCGGGGGATATCCTTTGCTGACCGGATTTGTCTGTCCATTTATTCTCGTAATGTGATAGGTTGCTGTAATGCGAACGAAAGTACCTCTTTGTGCATAATTATTGATATATTCCGCTATTTGCTTAAATGCTTTACAATTAATCCATGTTGTGTCATCAATCCATTGACCGTTGTTATCTTTCTTTGATTTACGAATAGCGAGAGAGAATGCGGTGATGGGAAGGTTATCTTGGGTATAGCGGATTTCTAGGTTTCCGATGCGTCCGGTAAAGTGACACTGGTTCTGGTTTGTCATGGCGCCTCCATATAGTGATGAATGTTGTTGATTTCTGATTTCAGTTTTTCGATAAAGGTTTTAACAGCCTGTTCAATCTCGTTAACTAATTTATCATCCTTGATAATTCGGATTTTATAGTAGGCAAAGTTAGGAGGAAATCTATCATCATAGCTGACAAAATCGCACCAGTTTCTCCCCGTGCACATCATTTGCCCCTGCATTTGTAACAGGTATTCGTGTTTCGGTTTTCTGGTGATGAGGGTTTCGAGATGAGTGGTGGTGTTGGGGCATTTTATTTCGATAAGCCCGTTATCATTCACTAGCCCATCAGGACTGGCGCCAAATAGCGCAATAGTCGGGTGGGGAATAAAGCCCACTTCAGTGACCGTAACATCAGATTCATTGAGGCAATATCGCGCTCTGGCTTGAGGCTCAAGAGCGATACCTCGTTCAATGGCCTGATTGGTTTTCATGTCTTCTCGTTGTCCGGTCAAGGTTTCACAAACTAACTGCATGAGGTAGTTTCGTTGGGTTGTTCCCTTGCCATTTGATAAGACCTTGTGTAAATTGCTGGCGGTGACTTTCCCCAGTCTTGCCTGAAACCACGCGTTCGTTTTCTGCTTCATGATGAGCCTCATTTTTCATTGCAATATGGCGATAAATAGCCATTTTATTTTCTTCGCCAATGATATCGGTTTCTTCGGGTGTTAATTGTTGCCAATGCATCTTCATCGATTCAACACCGCTTTTTGCGGCGGTTTTTAAATCACGAATTAATTGGTCGTAACGCTCTTTTTGTTGGGCTATTTCTTTCTGTATGATTATTTTTTCCTGTTCGGGTAAGTCTTCACCGGCATAAATATAAAACCATAATCCAAACATGGAAATGGCTTTAGTCAGGCAGCGCATCAGGATTTTATTGATATCAACCGCATTCGGGTTAGAAATCGCCTGATTCCGGTAATCCATCATAGGTAGCCACATTTTGCGGGGAAATTCGTTATCGCCTTGTTTAACCGTGAGCGTTAATGATACCATAGCACTGCCATCATTGTTATAGCTAACCGTATCAATGGTATAATAGGATTCGGGATAGTGAGCCTGAGCCATCAATACACCCCACGCCCAAGCCCATGAAAGATAGGAAAGGCCGTTTTTCTTTTCTATCTTTTCGTTAACATTAATCGTAGAAAGGGTTTCCCAAACTTGCTGTTGAAAACTTTTTTCTTTTTCGGTATGTTGTATTTCGCTCATAGATATTTCCTCTTAAGCACTCGAATTGCATTGTATCGATGTATGTTCTCATTTTTGAAATGGCTAAACAGTGCCTGCCAGATATCGTCAAAATCCTCATGATTGAGTTTTCGCATGACGGGGGAAGGCAGGCAATCATAGATAGGCTGGACAAGCTCGATGATTTCGTCATCCAGCCTGTCTTCCCAATAAGCAATGTCTTGTTGTTGTTCATACCAGTCATCTTGCATGGCGTAAGGGTTCATTTGACCTCCTTCTTGCTAAGAGTAAAACGAGGCTTGCCAACGCGATGATGAGCAAGGTGGGGATAATTTTTATGGCGTCTTTTTTAGCGAAACTGTCGCTATTTAAACGATAGCAAAGCTCCTGCTGTTTAAGCTGGTTCATGTTTTTAGCTCTTGATTAATTGAGGATTGAACATAGAAAGGCGATTAATGTTTCAGATAAATATCCTGAATGGATTTGTCATGATTATGTAAGCCATTCCACGTTAACTTCATAGGCAGCTTATAATCCAGATACAAATCGTAAAGACGTTAGACGCTTTTTTTGAGTAGAACAGGCTGATATCTGATGAATCTGTCAACGCCATGGGGATTTATTTCATTTTGTCTTTCGGTTAAGTATTTATCCCTGGCACAAGAAGAAACACGCCAGCGCGTAAACTATTGCCGGATTTACTTTCGTTATAGAGCCCACTTCCGCTCAGCTAGAAAATGATTTATTTGTTGACTGCTCACCCCGTTAAGCATTTTGCTAAATTGGGTAGGTGGTCCCATGCCTTCTTTAAAGAGATTTTTAAGACAATCCACTTCCGTTGATAGGGTTTTATTTTCCAGTAATAACTTTTCATTCTCTTCCTCGGCACGAATGACCATAAGTGCCAGTTCTTTTTTGTTGGTAGTAATGTTTGAGGTTGTAAAATCCGTTTTTCACATTCGATAAAGTATTGTCTGGCGTGTTTACCTTTTTCATTACGCTCAACCATGGATATAGCTAAGCGACTTTAAAATGATTACAATTAATTACTCTACATCAGTAAATTAATATTGGATAAAAACATATTTTTTGTAATCAAAATAATGTCGCTTAGCTATAGCTCTTTGGCCATATTGATGCTGATGCAATAATCTTTCATAGGCCGTTGGCGAGATTTTGCACTACTCAAACTTGAGTAGCTCAAATTTTCAACAATAATATAGTCAATGTTCTCTTCAAAATCATATTCTGTTACGCTCCTATTTATCCAATCATTAAAACGCGTAGTAATTTCTAAAAAGGCATGTAAATCATGGGCATTAACCGTTTGGATTAATTCGCCGTTAATATTTTTTGTTTCAATATTAATTAAATCTTTCATGTAAGAATTCCTCGCTACTAAAAACGATGATAAGTTTTGATCTATGCTTGTATTAAATAAGAGAAGTTGTTAGCTTAATCGTATCTTATCGGATTTACTTCTTCGGTTGTAGGTTCAAATCCTGCACAATCCGCCAATTTCACGATTTATCTTCAGGAGTCTGCGATTTTCTTTTTTGAGGTAGGTATTTTCTGCTGTTAAATAGTGAATTATTGTTTTAAATGTTCTTGTTTCCCTGTCGTCGTCATTCCGTATATCAATACTGCTGAGATAGTGTGAATCACAAAATTTATGACTCCCGTTAGTGACACCAACCAGGTTGACCATATTGGGGTGCTTTGCCGTTACAATTTGTGGATTGTTGAGTTTCATCCTTTTATTTCTTTGGTTAGAAAAAATTAGGGGTTATTCTGTGAGCAATGACGCATTGAAAATCTGCTAAGATTATGAGAACAAAAATAAATTACACTTTTGCGGTCATTTCCCTTAACCCAAAAAGATGACGACGACGTTGATTTTTTACTGAATACAAAGCCACCTTTGGAAGACAATAATTATTAAAGGCGTCATAAATTTTAGTTCTGCTGAATAATAGCGCTAGCTCTACGCGGCGCATCACGTTCCTTTTGAGTGAAACTAGGGGGCGCTTAGGTTTTGATATTATTTGTTGATTCGATTGCTTTGTTGGATTTAATGCGACTTTTAAAGCCATATTAAGGGTTTTGTTTCTGTTATAGGCCTCTTGCTTGGCTCTTCTGCGTTCATTTCTTCGACTGCGCGCATTATTATAACCGTGAAAGTTACACATACCTACCTCCTAACAATGGGTTTTGGTGGTATGTGTTGAATGTATTCAGTGAGGTATCAACGTTGCTATTTCCCTGGTATAGAAACGAAAGTCAATGTTGATTGATGTATTCACACACCCCAAAACCAACTGTTGTCGCGGTTCGCTTTTTCAGCGAGATAGTCTTAAAGAGCGGGACTGCTTAATTGTCGTCACTTGCCTTCATGTTCATATGCCTTCGGCTGGCTACTTAGCAACGTTTGGCAAAGGTTCAGATGACTTGCAGTATTGTATGGCCTTTTACTGTTGCAGTGAGTTGATGAAGTGATGATAGGTTTTTCTATTTCAATTGTCAATCGTAAGAACGATTAAAATCGATAATAAATTCTTAGACGTTAAATGATAATATATGTTTTTTTTTAAAAATGATTGTTATTGATTTTGAAATGCAAAGTAGATTTGGAATATAAAGCGAGTTGAAGCCCACTATCCAAGTGGACTGGTTATGTTTAATCTATTTTACCTGCTACATAGTAGACTTTGTCTATTATTAGTAGCTCTGAGGCAGAAACGATAAATTCTGGGTAATCATCAGATTTATAATTTTTTAACTTAATTTTATTTTCAGGCAAACTGTAAAGTGCGCGTATCATAAACACCCCGCCATAAAATACCAAATAAATCTTACCATTTTTAATATCTTTTATACTTGTATCGAGCGCAACGGTTGAGTTTTCCTGAATAATCGGGGACATGCTGTCATCAGGCGCAATTATTGATATTGAATCTTTAATGGAGCTATTGGTTTCTTGAATTATATTTTTAGGTATTAAAAACATAGAATAAGTGTCCTTTTCACCCTTAACGCTAGGGGAAAGCACCCACTCAATACGGTTATATAATCTTAATTTAACAATATTATCCTTGTCATATTCCTGAGTCTTGTCCGTATAATCCAATATAGAATCAATAATTAATGGATTATTAGGTTTTATTTCATGAGCTTTCATTGTTCCAGTACCATCTGAAAGCCATTCAGGGTTGACACCTAAAACTTTCGCTATTTTTATTAATTTTTTTGTTCCTGATGCGCCGCCACTAGTCAGTCTCCATACGCTTGATTGAGCCATTCCTACCGCTTCAGCTAAAGATCCTTGAGTAAAGCCTTTTTCCTGCATTGCTTGTTTTAGTCTTTTTGAAAAACTCACATGAATAACCTCATTAAATAGTTCCTAAAATAATATCGTATAAACGATATATATTCAAAATAGCAATTACGATTGACTATTCGTTTATTCATTCTTATAATCACTCTAATTTATAGGAGATGAGATTAATGAAGAATTATGGAATAGAAAACGCTATAAAAATAACCGGAAGTCAAAAAGCATTAGCAAAAAATGTGGCTTAGCGCAATCAACTATTTCCGATTGGTTAAATGGTAAAAAACCAGTATCCCCCAAATGCGTACCTGATTTAGTTGAAGCGACTCAAGGTAAAGTACCAGCTTATCGTTTTAGACCAGATTTACCAAGGTTATTCCCTCATCTTGACAGTGAATAAAAAATAATTGCTATTTTTTAGTACAATCGCTCTTTAACAACTTTGGCCTCCCTGAAATTGGGAGAGATTACCTGCCCTGCCCTGCCCATCGGGAGGGATAACTGTTATCTATAACTTATGGAATTAAGTGTAGGTAAGATCGTTGTAAGCACTATCAAATCATTTCGTTTCTATGTTATTTGATTTGTATGTTTTCGAACATTTTCTTACAGAATAGAGATACGTATTCGGTAAGCAACAATTATCAAATGAAAGCTGTGGCTTTTTGTCTTTTAGATTGAAAATGATTGATGTGATAGTATTAACGGTGTCATCTTGCTTGTTGAATATGGAATCAAGGATTTGCTCTGTAGAACGGGGTATAGGTTTCGCTTCGTATTCAGCGCGTTTTCTACCCCAAAATGCCATTTGTTTCGCCAGGCGACGAGATTTAGCATTGTCTTTTTTAGGTTTAAAAATAATGGTTGCCATGTTGTTACTTCCGAAATAAGTTTTAGTGGTGTGTGCCGAATAGTTCGGATTTATACTCACAGTCGGTTTATTCCCTGGCGTAGAAACGAGATTTGACTGTTTTCTATATTCACACACCCAAAAACTCACTGGGTGGTGTTGCTCTAAAGCTTATTCAGAGCTGTGATTCCAATATGTTAAAGAGCGAAATGACTTAGTTACTGCACTTCACTTGTTCACTTGCCTTCATGTTCATACGCCTCGAGCTGGCTACTTAGCAACGTTTGGCTCGGCTTAAGATAACTCGAAGTCTTGTCTTGGCGTTTTGCCTGTTGCAGTGAGTTGATAGATATAATCTACAAATTAAAATTAAATTGTCAATAATAATTAAAATTTAATTTGTAATTTTGGTTGGTAAAATTTGATATTTTTACAGAGAATAGGGGGGGGAAAGAAATGGAAAAATTAGACTATATTTTTCTTTTGATTTAAAAGTTCAGCTATTTTCTTTTCATAAAAGGTTTTTTTAATTTCCAACTCTTTTAGAATGAGATTTACATCACTTTCAGGAAGAGCTTCAAATAGTTCAAGTATTAGCTTTTGTTTTTCTGTAAGTGTATTCTTCTCTTTATGAAAAGTTTCATAACTTTTTTTTTCTTGATTCTGTAATTGATGAGAGAAAAACCAATCTAAAGGTTTCCCGGTTACTTCAGATAATTTCTTAAGTTTATCCATTCTAGGTATTACATTTTTTAACCACCCTTGAACTGATTGAGGCTTCACTCCCATTCTGCGAGCTAATTCTGATTGATTCCAGCCTAGTTCATCTAATGCTTGCTGAAGTCTTTTAGGAAAACTCATACTTTTATCCATTAAATAGTTGTAACTGTTAAAGCATACAAAATTTTTTTGTTATTAACATTGCAAATATAATTTGAAACTTAAAATTAAATATGTAATATTTATAAGCTCGAATTGGAGGAGATCTTATGGACATAGATCTACAAAATAAAATATTTGCTATTACAACACAGTCTGAATTGGGACGTAAATTTGGTAAACGTCCACAAACAATTAGTGTTTGGTTTAAAAATCGTCTCCCAGCTGAATGCGTTTTTCTATGGCTAAAGCTCTAGAATGGGAGGTCACACCCCACGAGTTACGCCCTGATCTTTACCCAAACCCAATAGATGGTATCCCTGCTGATAAGCAAAATACTATCTGAGTAACACCGTTCTTTAACATTTTGACTCGCTCTGAATATGCGTTAGAGCCACCACAACCTCATAGGAATATCGAGGTCGGGAATTTTATTATTAAGGATTATCCATCATGGAAACAACAATTACACGCAAATCAAATGCGAAACAAATCGAAGCCAGGATTAGGAAAGGAATTTTATTAATTTCTGGTAGGAAAGCAGCCAAAACTATTGGCGTTCACGAATCACAAGTAACACGTTGGTAGGCAGAAAACGGATTGGTTGTGAAGATGGCAAAACTACTTGATGCTATTAGCTACGACTCACCATCACAGGATATTGTCATTACGAATATCTCAGGCGAAGAGATACGCAAGCTGATTGACATGCTAGAACATTTAAGATTAAAAAAAAGAAGCTTCAAAGTTAAAAAACGATGAAGCCTCTAAATGTCAGATAGAACTTTGCTTTTGATTAATATTTCAGGAAGTTTAACCGAAGGGAAACCACAAATTTCGCTTTTTTCTTTCAATTTCAGCGAAGTCATTATGCACAAAAATCCGTGCTTTTGCCAGTCAAATATCCATAAAAACATTATTCGAGAGAGGGTCAATCGCTCTTTCACGGAGTTAGCCGCCAAGAAGCTAAAAGCCGCATTTGAAGATGTAAAATTAAGGCTTAAACATCGTCAAGAATTAATTCGAGGTAATCAATGAAACATCTCACTCCAACCGAGACCGTTAACCAAATTGGTCGTTTAAATTTGTCTGGTAATATTATCCCTGCTAACTGGTGGCATCACATTAAAATGCCAAGTGGAAAGCCTGATAGCACGGCTATTATTTTGTTGTCTGAAATTATTTACTGGTATCGTCCATCTGAAATCAGAGATGAGTCTACGGGTGAACTGAAAGGATGGCGCAAAGCGTTTTCAGAGTGACAAATTACAGCGTAGCTATCAATCTTTTGCTGATCAATTCGGATTTACAAAACGAGAAGTGACTGATGCCTTAAAACGATTGAAATCGCATGGTATTATTACACTAGAACTCCGTACAATTAATACTTCAACAAGGGCTTGTAGCAATGTTTTGTTTATTGAACCTGTTCCTGCACGTATTGATGAAATAACCAACTCTAGACAATTCGCTGATAATCAACTTGAATCAGAGTCAGTTTATGTAACACCTCCTACGTTGAAACGTAAGAAGTATACAGAGACTACTACAGAGATTACTACAAAAAATAAAAACATATTGATCGAACCCGTTCGATCTGAGGTTGAAAAAACAGAGTTTGGAATGACAAAACCCAATCCAAATCCGATTGATGTAGTGTTTGAAGGCATATTCTGGCTACAGGTTCAGCGTAAGGTGGATAAGCAATCAGCCAAATCAGCATTTAGAACTCAATTCAAGTTGTGGCGGAAAGAAACAGGTGAGACACCGGAACAGTTTGCAGAATTTCTCGTAGCTGATATCCGTGTTAGATTACAGGCTAATCAATTTGGTTTTGAAAAGTTACATCCTGCCACTTACCTCAATGGTAAACGCTGGCTGGATGATAAACCGGTAATATAATCACATTCAACCAAACCCCAAACAACGACCACATCAACGTTTACGGTTAGTAACTGACTGGTATTTTTCTAAAAAAATCATCATGAAATCAATTATCAAATCAATACTCATCCGTGGGTACAACTACGGCCTGGCTGGGTGCTGGCATTATTCAATACGGTTTTAACAAATTTAATCTGAGGGAAGCATGATAACCATTACGGAATTGTCTGAGCGCTTATGGCTTGATGTTGTTAGAGTGACTAAATATCTCTTACCTGAAGGCAAAAAAGAGGGTCATGAGTGGGTAGCAGGCTCTGTGTATGGGGAGCCGGGGAAAAGTTTAAAAATTAATCTCTCTGGCAAAAAAGTTTGGTCAGATTTTGCTGAGGGAACAGGGGGTGATTTACTGGATTTGTGGGTTCAGGTCAGGGACTATAGTTTGCATCAGGCGATGGCAGAGGCGAAACAGTTTCTAGGGATAGCAGATGAATTCGGCGCATTTGAAGTAAAACGGAAAAAACAGTTTAAACGCCCACAAACAGCATCACTGAAAAAAACCGTTAGTAAACCGCATAACTGTTACGAATATCTTCAAGCACGAGGCATAGACCGTAAAATGGCAGAAGAATTCGAAGTCAGTGATGCGATTGTCTGGTCATTTGAAGATAACAGGAAATTACCCGCTATAGCGTTCACTTACAATCGAGAAGGCGAGCTGATACAGGTTAAGCGCATTAGCACAGTAAAACTCAGTGGGAAGAAGGTTATTTCAGTTGAAACAGATTGTGAGCCTTGCCTGTTTGGCTTGCAAGCGCTACCTCAAGCGATTCGTATAGTCATATTGTGCCGGGGGTGAAATTGATTGCATGAGTTATCATCAGTACGGGTTAAGTGCGTTATCGGTTCCCTTTGGTGGGGCTGTGGTGCCAAGCAACAGTGGATTGAGTATGAATTTCATAACCTTGATCGCTCTACTGAAATCTGGTTGTCGATGGACAATGACGAAGTGGGACAACAAGCAGCGTTAGAAATTGCTCGTCGATTAGGGGAATATCAGTGTCGTTTGGTCAAATTGCCCCACAAGGACATTAACGAATGTTTACAGGCTGGCATGACACAGCAGGAAATTGTACACTACCTTGAAACAGCCGCTTATTTTGACCCTGAAGAACTCTGTACAGCAAGAGATTTTTATCAGAGTACGCTTTGATGCATTTTACGGTAGAGAGGAATATTTTTTCAAAACACCATGTGAGTCATTAAATCGCCATTTCAGTTATCGTGAATCTGAGTTAACGTTACTCAATGGGGTCAATGGACACGGTAAGAGTGAAATTTTAGGGCATATTCTGTGTGAAGCGATGTGTCAGGAAATAAGAGCTTGTGTTGCTTCGTTTGAGTTTAAAACCTGCAACGTTTCTAAAGCGCCTAACCCGTCAGTCAACATGCACTAAATTATCCTCACAATTAGAAATTGAATCGGCTTTTAAGTTTTATGACGATAGACTCCTGGTTATTTGGCTTCACAGGGACAGCGAAATCATCACGATTACTGGAAATATTTAAATATGCAAACCGCCGATATGGTATCAATCTGTTTATCATTGATAGTCTCATGAAATGCGGACTTGCCGATGATGATTACAAACGGACAAAAAGCCTTCATGGATGCATTGTGTGATTTTAAAAACAAAACCTCAAGCCATGTTATTTTAGTGACACACAGTCGTAAATCGGAAAGTGAAGAAAAACCCACAGGGAAAATGGACGTAAAAGGTTCAGGTTCAATCACTGATCTTGCCGATAACCTTTTCATCATCTGGCGTAATAAACACAGAGAAAGGGCATTACAGAAGCGAGAGGCTAGTCAAATATTAACTGAAAAAGATCAGAAATATTTAAAAGAGCCTGCATCCATATTGTGTTTAGAAAAGCAGAGAAACGGGGAAGGATGGGAAGGAAAAATCTCATTGTATCTGGATAAACAAGCCCATCAATTTTTGGCAGAAGAAAATACAAGCCCTTACAATTACATCGCTAATAGTGCCCAACAGTGACTATGACCAAATTTGGATGAACAACAACGTATCAAAAGATTGATTTTTATTACTTAAATACCCTTATCAAACAAGCAGGAAACCCAAAATGAAATACCTCATCGAAGCAACCCTTGTTAAAAATAGCGGTGCACCTGTGCATTGGCAGCGCTATAGTGACAAGATGCTCTCAAAGCAGGATTGCCTGAAAATGTTATCGAAATGTGACTAGAATGAATTTAACCACTATCGACAGAATAAAATGAAAATAAGACTGGAACGGTTCGCTTGTAGAAAAGTTTGCTGATATAGCTAAGCGACTTTAAAATGATTACAAGTAATTACTCTATATCAGTAAATTTATATTGAATAAAAACATATCTCTTTGTAATCAAAATAATGTCGCCTGGCTATAAACTCTCGGTACTAAAAATATCACTTGTCATCACCTTTATCCGTTAAAATCCACTCAAATTAAATAGGCAACAATATGAAAATGCAAAGCATGGCAAATCGCCGTGAGGTGCTTTTTTGCGCCCAAAGTGAAGACCCCAGTATTTTAATTCAACATAGAACCGAGCCAAGGATAGATAGCCGGCTGTTTGCTAAACAGCTAAGTATTAAACACAAACATCTTTATGAATTAATCAGAAAGAACTCAAAAAACTTACGTGAGTTTGGCATCCTTCCGTTTCAAACTGAGCGATTAAATACTGTTCAACTGGGTGCCCGTGAACATAAGTATGTTCTACTCAATGAAAACCAGTTTGATTTTATGTGTCGTATTGTCCGTAGACGTGATTACCAGAAAATAACGCAATTTAAATTAGATGTGACAAAAGCATTCGCTAAAAAACGGGCGGCTGAACCTATCCGAAGAGAGTATTTACCCCTATTACCATGAGTCCCGTGATGCTTTACGTGATTTAGGTGCCGAGAAGCACCATTACATCAATCTGGCCAACATTGAGAATCGGTTAGACGGTTTATGTTTAGGTGAACCGAGTAAAGCCAACGAACAACAACTGGGTATTTTACTTTGTATGCAGAAGATAGAGCAAGCTGCCTTTCAGGCGGCCATTCAATCAGGCCTATCACCGACTCAGGCAGTACCCGAAGTGAGTAAACACATCGATATGTTTGCAACGCTAATGATGCCATCTCAGCAGATAGAAGGAAGCTGACAAATGCAATTGATAGAATCACAAGCCATTAGAGAAGTTGTTATTTCTAGTAACTGGGCAGCGATTAATAACGGTACCTGCACATTAACGGATTTGGGACTGAGACACAATGGCAATGGTCTGGTATGGTTTAACTCTGGGATTTCTGTTCATGAGGCAGATAGCGATATTGGACTAACAGGTCAGGATAAGCAATCTTATGATTACCATTCAGGGTTGTGCACAGCTAATGGATTGAAAAGTAATGATTATTATGAATTTGTACAGCCCAAAGATATTGATAGTTATACACTGAATATTATTTGCAAAGTCAGTCAACAATTCACTGAACGGAAAGAGGGTTCCCCTTTAGCTACCTGCGCGTTGTTGATTGACCAACAAGCACGGAAAAAAGCTATCGATAATTGGACGCTTTACCGTCATCCGGAACACGGTGATAAATACACCATTCTGAATAAATATTATTATCGCGCATTGATGAAAATCTATCATGCTAAAGGCTGGCAAGCTGAACCGCTAGGATATATCGGGAGCTTAATCCGCAATGACGCGGAATTTAGCCAACTCTTGAAGCTACTGGTTTATATCAAAGTACGTACCAGAAAGATAACCGGAAAGCTCAATGATTTTTGGATTTACCGATTTAAAGACAAAACGCTCAAAGAGGCGAGTACACAAAAGAAAGTATTAAAAATAATAATTTAACTACATTTGCGCAGTATACAAAATAACCAATGAAAGCGTTTAAACTTCTTCTGGTCGATGGGGAATACTGTTATGTTTATGAAGACCATATCCATTTTTTGACAAAGAAACGTCAACGGATAGCAGGTAAACATTTAACCGGTTATACCGCTAAAGGCGTTGAAATGAGAGAGATTAAGCTATGAATGAAAATCGATAACATCACCATTACCGTTCCTTTCCCACCTTCTGTCAATCACTACTGGTATCACGCCAAACACGAACACTTCATCACCGCAAAAGGCAAATCATATCGTCAGTTGGTAGCTGCTGAAATAATGCGTCAAAAGCTTTATAAATAATTATCACAACGATTAGGAGTCGAGATAAGGGTATATCCACCTGACCGTCGCAAGCAAGATTTAGATAACCTGATGAAAGCGCCGATTGATGCCCTGTGTCATGGTGGTTTGATAATTGATGATGCGCAGATAGATGTGTTGCATATCGAGCGGAAAGAAATCGTTAAGAGTGGGAAACTGATTATCAATATTTGGCAAATTGAGTAGCAGGAGTGATGATGCGCAGAGATACTCAATAATTGTTAGCACGATGGGAAACCTGGGCCCGGGATAACGACACAGGGGATAGACTGGTCGCCGATAGCGGCAGGTTTTAAGGGATTACTCACTTTACGCCCATCCCTGCGCCCTTCGTGCTCAGATGATGATGGGCTGATTATTGATAATTGTGTTTTACAACTGCAAAAAGTGTGCCAGCCAGAAGAACTAAACCTGATTATCGCGTATTACGTCAAGGGTTATTCGAAGCGGGCCGCACGCCGACATCGAGTAGATGAGCGGCTAATCCGGGCAAAATTACAGATTGCTGAAGGATTTATTGACGGTTGCTTATCCCTGCTGGCTGTGCGATTAGACATGGACCCTGAGGTTAAAATTTATTCGCCCCAAAAATGTGAAAAAAGTATTAGTGCGGTCCGCAAAAAGTTTGGTAATATAGTATGAATGGTAGCTTGTAAAGCTCAATAAGTTGTTCTATAATCGTAATTTATTTTGCTGTGTAACATGAGTGGTTCTTATTATTATAGTATAGTAATAAATTCTCCTGCTATCTATTGAAAATCATATTTATCGAACAAGTTGGTGATTAGAAGTTTGTTTTAAAGAAAACTCTACCTCCATTAACATATTGGTATAAATATAGGTATGGGTATCATAATATAAATAAAGGTGAAAAATGAAATCAATTCAATACGATAATCCAAACGATATCGATTATCTATCTACGCTAAAAATAAAAGCATATTCTGGTAACCTTTCACCTCAAATATATGCTAACGGGAAAAATCAGCTTCCAATTCAGATTACTGTACAAGCAGTGAACAAGGATGGTAAAGTTCTTAACTTTTCTAACGATACGTGGCTAAGTATACTAGGCTTATGCTTTTCTGAAAATGGAGAAAAACTTACTAAAAAAGGAAGTAGTGGTTGGTGTTACACTGATGTGATAAATGATTATAGCGAAGAAATTCTATCCACTGAGAATTTTCAAATAGAACCACTGTCAGTTCAAATAAAAAAACATTTAATATTTTATAAAGAAAGCGAAAATATAAATATTATTATGTATGTTTACAGCTATGATGCAAATAAAATAAAACGGATTTCAGTCAATCTTGATACTAATAATGGCAAGCATTTTACTACCGCAGATAACCCTGTTGGTGCAGAGAAAATGTCTGTCGCAATTAAAACACTAAGACCCATTTACTATGATACCAAAAATATAGATTTTAATTATACTGACTTTAGTAGAGGGGAGGCAAAGTGGTCAAAAGATAAGCATGTTTATTTAACGACTAGGCAAAGAAATTATAGTTTAACTACTGTGTATAATAATAGATTTATAAAAAACCACAGTTTTTCAAATTTCTCAGAAACTGAAAATAATAAACAATTAGGAAGTGGTTGGTTTTATTTCGATTTTCATAGATACCTTTATGTTGGTTATTGTTGGCAACCCGATGTAATTTCACCACATACTGTGACAATTTATGATAAAAAAGATGATACTTTTGACCAAAGTATAAATATTGATAGAAAGAATGGGGTTTGCTTAACTATTATGCGTTATCTTGCAAATAATACCGTTCAGTATATTAGTGATGTATTTAATCCTGGTATGAATGATTATTATTATTCAACATCATTAATCATTTATGATCAATATGGTAATAAGGGTGAGTTTTATATTAAAAATTCTGACTATGATGAGCTTTATTTAGAAGTAAAATAAATTGATTAAAATTTATTTATAATAATGGTCGTGAATAAAATTTATTTTAGTAACCGTCTTTGACGTCGAACTGAAGAGTAAAAAAACAAGACTTCATTTGAACTTCCAAGACGGATGCTAAGGCCAAAAGAAAGCCATACTTCAGAGATGATTATATGAAAGACTCATCAAATTATTATACTAATGCAAATAATTTATTAGCACTGTTCAAGGCAGCATCAATCCGCGCACCGGACTTTTTAACGTTCACTTACCGTTAGCTAATGCGTTAATGGGTCCCCGTTATCGCTCGTCCTCTTGTACTCACCTTTATCCACTGTCAATAACGGTTTTGGGATAGGATTTCGGCTTAATTTCTCCCAATATAATAAAAATACCCAGCAGTTATTGCTTTCTAATGCTGAGGAATATCGGATTGGTAACAATGACCAAGTAAAACAACAAAAATTAAAAAACTTTATCTTTAAAAAATTGAATGATAACACCTGTCAGATTACCTATAAATCTGGACTTATAGAAAGGCTATCTCTACGTAGCGATGAAATTTATGTTCCCCCCAAGATTTCATCCCCTGATGGACGTTCACTCAATCTGACGTGGGATTCACATTTCTCCCCTGCTCGGGTCACTGATGATGACGGACATATTCTTTGTTCTGTGACTTATCCCGATAATACCTTTGCCACCAGACGTTTCACCCTTTTGCCTGACAATTCAGAACTTAGCCATAAAATAACTTTCACATTCATGAACGAAAGGCTTAAAAAGGTCACTAATTATGCCACTGCTCCTGAGCAGGTTTGGTCTTTTGACTACGATGATATTGGCCCACAAGGGAGTTATAAGGGGTATTACAGGTGTTCATTCATCTACTGGGCTGATAGAAAAAGTCAGCTATTACACTCAGGCCGAGGATAGCATGGCTTTTCCGACCATAGCTAATCTCCTTCCATTGCCCTGTGTGCATCGTCACACACTTATCCCTGGAGGTGGGCAGCCTGACAGTGTCACCTCATGGAATTACACCCATGAAAAATTATTTAGGGAAAGATGCCCCGATGGAGCAGTGGCAGCCTGACACAGACTAGATGCTGAACTTATTTACTCGTGACTATCAGTACGGCTCCACCGAGGAGCGGTTGGATGCTAAAGGTAAAACTCTGTGTAAGGTCACTCGGCGTTACAATGCCTATCACCTGCTAGCGTCTCAAGAAACGGTGCGACAATGAAAAACATATTTCAATGAGACAGAGTATTACGCCAAATCGGGGGTCAAATTTGATAATCAACCCACTCAGTATGCCTTACCGAAAACGCAAATAGAATTTTGGTCAGAACCTAACGAAAAAGGGGTAACCTCTTCCCGTGATACTGTTACACACTATCAATTTGATGAATTTGGAAATCCTGTACATTAGAAGGCCTAGGACGGGACAATTAGTGAATATATCTATTACCCTACAAAAGGCGAAGGTAGTGACTGTCCAGCCGACCCGTATGGGTTTACCCGGTATTTAAAAATACAAACTGTCACCCCCACCGAAGAAAAATGGTGATGAACCGATAAGCATAACGCGTTACACCTGGCAGAAATTGGAAGCATTAACAGGTGACGGGCATGCTGTAGTGCAGAAAACCATCGAACAAACCACGGGTCATAAACGTAGCCTAACGAATAATACCTATTATTCTGATAAGATTTCACCGACACTATATGGTCGAGTTAATCGTCAACATGTGACGTTGACACCCGATATTAATCAAAAAGAAACCTTGATTAATAAAGCGCTATTCACTTACAATATTAGCGCTAATGAAGTTAATGAAAGTTATGCGTTCACTGGACACGATAGTTTAACGGCAACAAAAACTACGGTTCGGAATCTGTAGACCGGTAATACGCTATCTGAAACTTCAGCCCAAGGAATAGAAACACGTTATGCCTATGATAAGCTGGGGCGTCTTATAAATCGCACCATTTGTCCAGGTTTAGACTACGAAAACTCCACCACCTGGGAATATGGTATTAATAGCGAGGGGCCTTACTCAATCTAAATAGATGCATTCAGAAATAAAAATAAGACAGGTTTTGACGGTGCTGTACGTGCTATTAGTGAGCAAAGATTTGATGGGGATACTGCAAAGTGGTACGAAACTTTTTCGTGTGCGCACAATTCATTAGGTGAAATTGCCACTAGCACGGTAAAAGACTACCTGCTAGCGGGTAATTCTAACAATTATCCTCTGACATCCTATATTACCTATGGTGGGTGGTGAGAAAAGAAAGAAGTCGGCTTCTCCGATGGTAGACAAACGCTGCAACAAACTGACCCCATTGCCCTCACACAAACGGTTTATAGCCAAGGTGACGAAATCACCAGCGGCCGCATAACAAACCACTTTAGATAAAAAAAGCCAGCTTCCACTTAACAAGGTACTAAAAGACACCACTGGTGATAAATATAGTGAATACACTTACAATTGGGACGGACTTGGTCAGCTACGCGAAGAAAACGATGAGCTAGGGCATATTACGAAAAGAACTTATGATGAATATGGTCGGGTATTAAGCCAAACATTAGCTGATGGGACTATCGTTAGCCGCACCTACGCGCCCCACTTAACCGGCAATGAGATTGCCTCCATCAGTGTCACGGGACCCGATGCGAAAGGTACGTCCAAAACCTGGGGGAGCTTGGGACGCAAACATTTGACAGTTTGGGAAGGGTAACGAAACGTGTTAGCGGTGGTCGCACCACTTCATACAGCTATCAGGGTGCCTCGCCTGTGCCTTCAACGGTTACCTTGCCATCCAGTAAAAAGGTCGAATATACTTATATTCCAGAATTAGAAAATGCCGTTAATAGCATGAAGGCTGATGGCATTGTCCAAACATTCAATTATAACAAGCAAACTGGACAATTGCTGAATGCTCGAGAAGCGAGTTCCAAGCTTGAAAAAATCTGGTCAAAGGCCGAACAGTTGAAAGAAGAGGCGTTTTCGCATAATGCGCAGAACCGCAAAGCAAAGCATACCTATACCTTGAAAGGGGCTCCTGTTGCTTATACTGATGTTACGGGTAAACAAACGCAGTACAGCATGGGATACGCATGGCCACGTCATCAGTATTACCGATGATAGCTTAACGGTTAACCTAACCTATGATGCTCTGGGGCGATTACATAGCCAAACAGTGCGTGATAAGCCTTTCCACCTCGTCTTTGACGACTGCGTTCAATTATGATAGCTTTGGGCGCGAAATTACCTGTACCGTTACGGACAAAGGGGGGCATCACATTAATGTTGTCACAAACTTGGTTAAAAAACGGTCTACTGGCTGCCCGCACTACACAGAAAAACGGTATTAAACTGCGGGAAGAACAATATGCTTATGACGACCGTAACCCGGCTAGTGAGTTATATTGCATCGGGTGATAGCCTACCGATTGACGCGTATGGGCGCAGAATGACCGCGCAAACTTACTGCTATGACGCGTTAAATAACCTAACGTCAGTGAAGACGACGTTAGCGGACCGCGTAGTACGAACACAGCGACCTATAGTTATCAAAACGCTCGCCAACCCCACACAACTGACAACGCTAACTAATACACACGATAACTATCCGAAAACCATTAATTTAAGCTATGACGCTGAAGGTCGGATGACCTGTGATGAAGCAGGTAGAACCCTAACCTATGACGTCATGGGACGTTTGACTAGCGTGAGCGATGAGAAGACCCACCGCTCAGGTACCTATAGTTACGATGCATTAAACCGCTTGATTACCCGTAATGCTAGCAACAATGATACGAGGGAACTGTATTATCGAGGGGCTGAATTGGTTAATGAAGTGACTGCCTCAACAAACAAAGAAACTCGGCTGATTAAAACCGGTCACACTTGTTTGGGTGTAAGTGACGACAAGGGATTGACACTAACTGCGGGAGACAAAAACGACAGTTTGCTGTGGTCTGAAGATACAGGTACGTCTAACGAAGGTGAGCTCCACGTCTGGTCACCTTATGGCAGTGATAAACCGAGCGATAGGCTGCCTGGCTTCAACGGTGAGCGGGTTGATCCAGTAAGTGGCACCTATTTCATTCGGGTAATGGCTACCGGGCCTACAATCCGGTCCTAATGCGTTTTAACTGTCCGGATAACCTCAGTCCCTTTGGTGCGGGTGGCATTAATCCTTATGCTTACTGTTCAGGGGACCCCATCAATCATACCGATCCTTCAGGTCATCTGAGCTGGCAGGCGATTACAGGGATTATAGCGGGCACCATAGGACTTGGTTTGGCAGTGTTTACAGCTGGTTCATCAATAGCAGCTGCCGGTGGCGTTATGGTGGCCCTGAGTTCAGCATCAGCCTCATCATTGATTATCCCGGTGGGCTTGGGTGTTGCTTCGGATATCATGGGCATAGCTAGCGGCGCGATGGAAGATTCAAATCCGGAGGCTTCAGCTACTCTGGGCTGGGTATCACTAGCTACGGGGCTGGCGGTGGGCATTGGCAACTGGGATACTAACAAGGTTTTTGGAAAAAATGGTAGTTATAATCTTTTTAGGTCATTAAGAATCTCAACTTTTCGACCTGATGACTATAATGGAGGCCCTAGTTTTTTTGCTGGAAACGGAACAAATAGAACTCTAAAATGGCACCCAATTAGTCATAGTGGGAAAGTCATTTATGTTTCAGATCAGTAAGTTACTTATAATGACGTACTTGATCTTATTACAAGAATCAATAATAAAAAAATAAACTAACAGGGAACTCTAGAAATATAACTGTTATATCTGCAACACATGGAACTGAATTAGGGGATAACTTTGCAGTCAGTGGATTTCGTCGTGAGGATCTTATTCATAGAGATTTTTATCGTGAAGATAGACGTCTCAAAAAAATTTCTAATAAAAATATTACGATAGATGTTCGTACATCTTCAAAAATGACTGCAAAAAATTATAAGCATATTTATGATGACCCTTCTTGTGATGTAATTTTAGCTTTTTGTTTTAGTCGCAATGACAGTTCACTTTGTGAACATCTTGATTTACCACTTGTAACTCCTTATCTAAGTGATTTTTATGATGATATAGAGTTTGGCCATATAGATCTTATTTCACTTTAAAGTTATATATTGTGGAAAAATACACTACCGGCTCCGCTTACAGCTGGAGTTTTGCCACTTGTCTATTGGGCGTATTTTCACTCAGTGACTGTGCGCTGATTACCGGTATCGTTTGTACGCTATTGACCTGTGGGGTGAATTGGTATTACCGGCATAAGGAATACCGTTTTCGGGTGAAAAAGAGAATGAGTCCTGACCTTAAACGACGACTGGTGACTGCGATGGCCGGAGGTGCCATCGCGATTACGGCAGTATTATTACAGTGGCACGAAGGACTCAGGCACAAAACTTACAAAGACGGTGTGGTATATTAACCGTGTGCTACGGGCATACCGGGAAAGAGGTTACTCCCAGTAAGCGCTACACAGACGCGGAATGTCAGGCTTTACTGGATAGTGACCTGAAGGCGGCGATTGCAGTGGTTGAGAGTAACGTTATCGTGCAGCTTACGGACACAGAGAAAGCCGCACTTACCTCATTTGTCTACAACGTGGGGAGTGGGGCTTTTGTGTGGCCAACGTTACTGAAAAAACTGAATGCCGATGATATGCGTAGCGCCTGTAATGAGATGCGGCGGTGGAAATATGACGAAGGCAACGTATCAAAAGGGCTTGTTAATCGCCAAGCGGTAGAGCGTGAACTGTGTCTATCGGATTAACATTATGTACGTCAAATTCCTTTTCGCAGCGATATTATTTATCATAATCACCGCACTTTCTATCGTGGTCCGGTTTCAATATGTTGAGAACGTCCGTCTGAAATTGGCCAACCAGTCGATAATAGCCAAGCGTGATGCTGCACGGGCACAGTTTACTCACTATGAGAAGGTGGTTGATATTTTTAACACGATAGCAGGAGCCACCCAGGATGCGCACCAACAGGCGATACACGAATCGCAGCCCGAAATGGTTGAGATACAAAAAGCGATTACGCCTGAACGCTGCGCTCGTCTGCCTGTGCCTACTGCCGCTGTTAACCGGTTGCGTGCACACGCAAATAAAATATCTCCCCGTGCCGCCAGCACCCATTCCAGGAACGTTACTCGATGATTGCGCTCTGCCGGTGATATCGGAACACATGACCTGGGGCGATAGTCTGATACTCAATGAGCAACTGCTGCTGGCTCTCGAGATGTGTAACCAAGATAAAGCGGCGATAAGGCAGATTGAAAAGCAGAGAGAATAACTGCCGAGGCTTCGTCATTGAAAATAGGAAAAAGGATAGTCAACAATGAAAAGGGCAAGCGGCGTTACGCCCGTTCCCGTCAATCGGGAGACTAAAAGAGGGTGAGTAAGAAGAAAATAGGGCGGCCGAGTAAGTTAGCCGTGAGCCTCGAAAAGGCCAACGCCTATTTAATGAGCGAATACAAAACCGTGGGGGATGTTGTACTCAGTGTGGCGGGTTTAGTCTGTTATTTAGGGATAAGCCGGTCTACCGCACAGGAATATGCCAAGGAAAATAGCGCTTTTTCTGGCACGTTAGCGGCCATCAAAACGGTTCAAGAAAATAGCTTGATAAATAAATGGCTTACAGGAGAATTTAATGCTACGATAACCAAACTGATGTTATCTAATCACGGTTACGTAGAAAAACAAGAAACCACGCTTACAGGTAAAGATGGCGGTGCGATTGAGACAGATAGCAAGATGACCATTGAATTTGTAGGCATGCCTAAACGTGAAGGTACAAATTAGCGAAAAGTTCGCTCCCATGTTCAAACCGAAACGCATCAAAGTTTACTTTGGCGGTCGGGGTGGTATGAAAACGGTTTCGTTTACTAAAATAGCCTTAATCACGGCCGCAATGTATAAGCGCCGGTTTTTATGTTTGCGGGAATTTATGAATTCGATTGAAGATTCTATCCGTGCGGTATTACATGCCGAGGTAGCCACGTTAGGATTACAAGCCCGATTTCGGGTGTGCAATAGCTACATTGAAGGCATCAATGCGTCTATTTTCAAATATGGCCAGTTGGCGCGTAATATTGCTTCTTTCGAATCCAAACATGATTTTGATGTTGCATGGGTAGAAGAAGCGGAGACGGTATCGGAAAAAAGTCTGGATACGCTCATTGCCACGATTCGCAAGCCCGGCTCTGGGCTGTGGTTTTCCTTTAATCCTGCCGAAGAAGACGGTGCCGTTTATCAGCGATTCGTCAAGCCATATAAAGCGATAATCGATACGCAAGGTTACTATGAAGACGATGAGGTGTATATTGGAAAGTGAGCTACATGGATAATTCTTGGTTACCGGCAGAACTTAAAAATGATGCGTAGAAGATGAAACAGGAAAACTATAAAAAATAGCGGCATGTTTATGGTGGCGAATGTGATGCGAATTACGGTGATACATTAATTCAGCCTGAGTGGGTGGACGCGGCGATTGATGCACACATCAAGTTAGGGTTTACGCCAAGAGGGATACGTGTTGTCACTTTCGACCCGGCTGATTCTGGTAAGGACGAGAAAGCCTTATCCAAACGCTATGGCGTGCTTATTGAAGATTGCGTGAGCTGGTCAGAAGGTGATGTGACAGACGCTACCCTAAAGGCGTTCGATGCCGTCTTTGATTATCGGGCGGATGATTTTATTTATGATAATATTGGGTTAGGGGTAGGCACCGTAAAAACCCATCTAAGACATAGCAATGATGGTAATAAGATGGTGGTGACGGGCTTTGGCGCTGGGTATTCGCCCGATTATCCTCATGAAATCTATGTGCTAGGCAAGGGTGAATACCTTCCCTCTTCAAATAAAGATGATAGAACCCACCGTGATACCTTTAGAAACAAGCTCGCTCAATATTGGGTTTATTTAGCCGACCGATTTTATAAAAAACGTGGCACGCGGTTGAAAAGGGAGAATATCTCGATCCGGATGCGTTGATAAAAGTCTGTCTTCGAAAATAGCGAAAATGTCACAATTGAAATCAGAGCTCATCAAACAACAACGAAAACACACACCAGGAACAGATTAATCCAATTGATTAGCAAAGATAAGATGCGAGCGAAAAGGCTCAAATCACCCAATATGGCGGATACGCTGATGATGTCATTTGCCAATCCTCTCCACATAAAAGAAGACACGGAAATCATTGTCCCCTCATCGTCGAGTTGGTAATTATGGCTGAAACATTACAAAAAAGACATGAGCAAATTATGCTCAAGTTTGACCGGGCGAACTCACCGCAAAAATAGGTGAGAGAAAAATGTATTGAGGCGACACGATTTGTGCGCGTTCCTGGTGGCCAATGGGAAGGGGCCACGGCGGCGGGCTCTGAATTAGGCAAACAAGTTGAGAAGTACCCGAAGTTTGAAATTAATAAAATATCGACCGAGCTCAATCGAATAATTATCGAATATCGCAATAATCGCATTACCGTTAAATTTAGACCGGGCGACAGCGCAGCCAGTGAAGCGTTAGCGAATAAACTAAACGGACTATTCCGCGCCGACTATGAAGAAACCGACGGCGGCGAAGCGTGTGATAACGCCTTTGATGATGCCGCTAACGGGGGCTTTGGGTGCTTTCGGCTAACGACACAGTGGGTCAATGAAGCTGATCCGATGGATAAGCGATAGCGGATAGCGATGGCGCTAATTTATGATCCGGCGCGTTCGGTTTGATTCGACCCGGATGCGAAGAAATACGATAAATCCGATGCCCAGTGGGCTTTCTGCATGTATTCACTCTCTGCTGAAAAGTATCAGGCGGAATACAACAAAGACCCTGTCAGGTTAAGTCGTGGCATTGACCGATCATGGGATTACGATTGGTATGATGTTGATGTGGTTTATATCGCCAAATACTACGAAGTAAAAAAAGAGTCGGTTGATGTTGTGCGTTTTCAAAATCCCTTTACCGGTGAAATTGTGGCCTATGACAGTGACCAATTAGAACACGTTGCCGACGAACTGATTGAGATTGGTTTCATTGAAGTAGCCCGAAGAACCCCTTAAGCGCCGCTGTGTTTATGTCTCGGTGGTGGATGGTGAGGGTTTTCTTGAAAAACCACAACGCATACCCGGTAAGCATATCCCGTTAATTCCGGTGTATGGTAAGCAGTGGTTTATCGATGATATTGAGCGAGTGGAAGGGCATATTGCAAAAGCCATGGACGCACAGCGGCTTTACAACTTACAGGTGTCGATGCTGGCAGATTCTGCCACGCAGGATACTGGTTCCATTCTGATTGTCGGTAAGAGTCAGATAAAAACCCTGGAGAAATATTGGGCGAATCGAAATAAAAACAGGCCGGCTTTCTTGCCACTCAATGAGATTGTTGACAAGCAAGGTAATATTATTGCGCCCCCTACGCCAGTCGGATACAGGCAACCCCAGCCACTGAATCAGGAGATGGCCGCGTTATTACAGCAAACGGGGGCGGGATGGATATCCAGGAGGTGACCGGTTCAAGCCAGGCGATGCAGCAAATGCCTGGCAATAGCCAAAGAAACTGTTAATAATCTGATGCATCGTTCCGATATGTCCTCGTTTATCTATTTGGACAATATGGCTAAGAGCCGTAAGCGCGCGGGTGAAGTTTGGTTATCAATGGCCAGTGAAGTCTACGGCTCGGATAGACAGGTTCGCATTGTTAATGCGAACGGGACTGACGATATCGCCTTAATGTCGGTGGTCATCAACGATAAGCAGAACGGGCAAGTGTTGTCGATAAATGATTTATCCAGTGGTCGTTATGATGTTGCGGTCAATGTGGCGCCGTCTTATACCGCAAGACGGGATGCGACTGTTTCAGTGCTGACTAATCTATTGGTTGGCATGTTACCGCAAGACCCAATGCGACAGGTTTTACAAGGTATCATTCTTGACAATATGGACGGCAAAGGACTTGACGAGTTCAAAGAGTATAATCGCAAGTAGTTATTGACCCAAGGTGTCGTTAAACCGCGCAATATAGAAGAAGAGCAGAGGGTTGCGCAAATGATGCAGCAATCACAACAGCCTAATGCCAAACTTGTCGCCGCTCAAGGGGTATTAATGCAAGGGCAAGCTAAGGTTCAGAAAGCGAAGAACGAAGCGCTCGCTATTCAGGTGAAAGCCTTCTAGGCACAAACGGAAGCACGGGTTGCTGAAGCAAAAGTGGTGCAGCTGCTTGACGCTGCTGACAGCACTAAACGCGCAGAAATTCGGGAAGCCCTTTAAATGCTTCACCAATTCCAGAAAGAACAAGGGGATGGTGCCAGAAGAGCGGATGCTGAGTTGATGCTAAAAGTCACCGATACGCAGCATAACCAACCTATTGATACAGCGTCAACATAACCCACCGTCTCCTGTGGACGACTCGTAGCGTTAAGGAATCATAAATGGAAAACGAACTGATTATCGATGGTTAAGCTGTCCCTATGTCTGTACATCAGAACATACTACCGCAAAATACCGTTGAGTAACCCACGCAGGCGAGTGAGAATAATGCCGATCAAGTGCAACTGCTTGATATGGATAATACTGCAGAAAAATCCGATCAGGAAGTCGAGCCGGCGCACGATTACGCATTGCAAATTGGAGATGAAGAAATATCGCTAGGCGAAGATGAAGATTCAATAGAAGGTAAGCCTGCGCCTAAGTGGGTTAAAGAGCTGAGAAAAGGGTTTAAAGAAACACAGAAAGAAAATCGCGATTTGAAACGTCAGCTTGAGGAATTAACCACCCAGCCGACTCATCAATCGCCCGTTAATCATGATAACATTATTCCGGCTAAACCGACGTTGGGATCTTGTGATTATGATGAAGAAGTCTAGGAAAAAGCAATGAAAGATTGGCATGAGAAAAAAAACCATGTCGAACAAAAGCAACAAGCACAACAAAGGCAGCAATGAGAAGTTCAAGAACGATTTATTGAACGTCTGAAATCGCATCAAGAACGCGCAGCCAGATTGCCTGTGAAAGATTACCCAGAGATGGAAGCGGTTGTTCGTTCGTTCAGAAGTGCCCGTATTGCAGCAGGAGATTTTAATCCATGCGGCTGATGAGGGAACAGAGCTTATCGCTTATGCGCTGGGTAAAAACAATGCTTTGCGCTAGCGGCTGACCGCTGAGAATGATCCAATACGTGCCGCGTTTCTATTAAGTCAAATTAGCCAGAAGGTAAAACTGGCGCCCAAACCTAAAAAGACACCTAAGCCAGAGCCAACGCTAAAAGGGGGGGCGGGAAACCTGAAATCCGATGAATTTAACAAATTGTGCCCCGGTGCAATGATTGAATAAAGAGTAGAAAAATGGCAAATAATCTAGAATTAAATATCAGTCAAATTGTTTTAAAAAAATTCTTACCTGGCTTTATGTCGGATCTTGTGTTGTGTAAAATCATTGATAGGCAATTATTATCCGGTAAGATAAATTCAAATACCGGCGACAGTGTGAGCTTTAAGCGTCCGCCTCAGTTCAAATCTGAAAGAACAGAAGCCGGGGATATTACCGGAAAAGCGAAAAATAGTCTTCTAGCGGGCAAAGCAACCGGCAAAGTGGGTAAATATATCACGGTGGCGGTTGAATGGACCCAAATTAAAGAAGCGCTAAAGCTGAATCAACTTGAACAAATGCTATCCCCGATTCATGAGCGCATGGTCCCTGATCTGGAAATAGAATTAGCACATTTTATGATGAACAATGGCGCCTTATCGCTGGGCTCACCCAATACACCGATAAAGAAATGGTCAGATGTGGCTCAAACGGCCTCATTCATAAAAGATATTGATATTGGCATTAAAACCAGTGAAAATTACGCCGTCATGGATCCGTGGTCAGCCCAACGGCTTGCGGATGCGCAGTCGGGTTTGCATGCCACCGAACAATTAGTCCGTACTGCTTGGGAGAATGCGCAGATATCGGGTAATTTTGGTGGCATTCGGCATTGATGTCTAATGGTCTTGCATCAAGAGAGGAAGGTGATTTTGGTGGCACAATCACGGTAAAAACCGCGCCTAACGTTGATTATCTGTTGGTGAAGGATGCCTACCAATTTACGGTAACATTGACCGGGGCGACACCGAGTAAGCCGGGATTTTTTAAAAGCCGGTGATCAGCTTAAATTTACGTCTACTCACTGGTTAAATCAGCAAAGTAAGCAAACGTTATACAACGGATCGACAGCAATCAGTTTTACCGCAACGGTACTGGAAGAGACTGCCTCTGCCGCTTCGGATGATGTCACGGTTAAATTATCGTGTGTGCCGATTTATGATGAAAGCAATGCGCAAATACAATGCCGTTGATGCAAAAGTGAAGGCAGGCGATGCCGTTTCTATCATAGGAACGGCAAAACAACAGATGAAACCTAACCTTTTTTACAATAAGTTTTTCTGTGGGTTAGGCACCATCCATCCCCTTGCCAAAATTACATAGCCTTGACTCAGCAGTAGAAACGTATGAGGGTTTTTCTATTCGGGTGCATAAATATGAAATATGCAGATGGCGATGCAAATAAGCAAATGATGCGTTTTGACCTATTACCCTGCCTATGTCTGTTTTAATCCACATCAGGGTGGTCAATTTTTTGGTAATCCTTAAATTTATGATAAAGTGGGCGCTTTAGCGCCCTTTTTATCGAGGTAAAGGTGGAAAGAAAAAGTGTTTTTGTGTGGGCTAATAATGAAGCCGGTTTTGTCCAGGCAGTGATAGCGACAAGGGATTTTCATGAGTTCAAAAAAGGGGCTTTGTGGCGTCGATTGATGAAATAAAGGCAACCGAGAAAGCTAAAGCACCTAAAAATAGGAAAAGGGCTTACGATGACACAACCGCTGACTAAAGGGGAGATTGTTCTGTTTGCCTTGCGCAAGGCGGGTATTGCTTCAGACGCCACATTAACTGCCGTAGAGCCACAATCTGTTGAAGATGGCATTCATGACCTGGAAGATTTGATGGCAGAACGCCAGATTATATTTGGGGACCTGGGCTATCAGTTTTCAGCAGCAGAAGAAAATCCCTTACCAGATGATGTGTCAGGCCTGCCGCGCAAATATAAGCATGCCATTGGTTATCAATTGATGCTGAGAATGTTATCCGATTATGGTATTGAGCCGCCGCCGAGACAAGAAGTGGCCGCCGCCACATCCTATGATACGCTGCTTATTGACACGCTTAGTGTTCCATCAATAGAAAGACGGGGTGATATGCCGGTTGGGCAGGGTAATAAATATACCACGTTAGGGACTGAGAATTATTATGTTGAGCGGGGGTTCCGTGCCAAAAATACAGATCCCGTTAGCTAAAGGATTAGTTAAAGAGGCCAAGACCGCCGATTATATTGATGCCTTACTGGTTAATCTATTAGCCACACCGAAAGAAGTCCTGAATGCATCGGGTTATTACGCTCTTTCCCTGGCATTGAGAAAAAGCAGGACGTAAAGGGTGTTTTACGGGGTGTCCATTTTAATACCAAAAAGAACGCGTGCTATCGGGTCTGTGGCAATAGACTTTATTGTAATAACAACGAAGTGGCTGATATAGCGCGAATGCGCCGCGGGTCGATGTCTCACTCGAGTCATAGTCAGGCGGTTTGTGTTGAAGGTAAACTCAAGTTATACGGATATGACGGTAGCGAGAAGGAATTATCAAACTGGCCAAAGGATAAATACCTGCAATATGACTTAGGTGAAGTGATTGATGTCTGTCGAAATCGGGGGGTTACATCTGGTTACAAAAAGGGTGTGAACGATTTGGCGTTACGGATTTGGAAAATGAATCAAAACCGGATAGATATCGGCCTTTTTATGGTGCTGAATCGCAGCCAGATGGCATCGTTTCCGTCGACGCATGGTGAGACCTGATTGTTTGTTTTGGTTCGTCAAGTATCGAGTATTTCGCCTTAACCGGATCGGCGGATACGTCGCAACCGCTTTATAGTAATCAAGACGCTTATATGATCCAAGGAGGTATTGCCGGTCGTGATTGTAAATGTCGTTATCAAGACAAATACGCCATCCTGAGCCATCAATCGACTGGGCAACCGGCTGTTTATCTCATTGGCGCCGGTGAAAAAAGTAAAATATCCACCGCCACCATCGATAAAATTATCCGTGATTATTCTGCGGATGAATTAGCGGCTTCCTTTATGAAGTCGATTCGATTTGACAACCATGAATTATTACTCCTTCACCTGCTCAAACACACGCTTTGTTTTGATGGCTCGGCAAGCCATCAATATTTACAATGGTCATTACTTAAAAGAGACTTTTACGATGAACCTTATCGGGCGATTGACTTTATGTTTTTTGATAATCAGATAACAGTGGGTGATAAGCGTGAATCATTGATTGGGAAATTAGTCTTTAATGCATCAAGTCAATATGGACAACAAGCTGAACATATTCTTTATACCCCGATGATAAAAGCGGATAATGCGCGATCATTTGATTTTGAACTGGAAGCGTCAACTGGAGTGGCCCAAATAGCGGATAAATTATTTCTATCTTTAACAACAGATGGGATTAACTACAGTAGAGAGCAGATGATAGAGCAAAATTCACCTTTCCGCTATGATAAAAGGATTATCTGACGACGTATAGGTTGTGTCAGAAAAAATATCGGCTTTAAAATCCGCATTATCACGAAATCACCCGTTTAACCTTATCCAATTTTTCAATCAGGATGGCATAATGAACTCAGCTAATGCGGATAACCCGGTTGAAATCCAGGTTACGCACATTGACCCGACGATTTTACCGGCTAATTTTTCGACCGCCTACCGGATGATTGTCTTAAACAGTTTATCGGATATCGGCAGGGTGGCCGGTAAAGCCAATGAAGCGGCGGACGATGCCTATCAGTCAAAAACCAGAAATGATGAGCAAGATAGGGAACTGGTGACACAGGCGTAGCAGATTAATGCGGTTCAGGCAGACACTATTTCAAAATCGCAGGTTGATTTACAATCGCTCTCCTCGTCACTGAATGTCAAGACGGCTTATTCAGTGAATGGTATCAAAGTGATGGGCCAACGGGTGACAGGATTTACTGTTGCCACCGGAACGGCGTTGAAAGACGTGTTTAATGCGAATCAATCATTTAATGTAGGCACAACGTATAATCAGTCTGAAGTTCAGGCTTTAGCCAATGGATTAATCGCTGCCAGACAACGGATTAAAGCATTATAAGATGCGTTACGTTCACACGGATTAATTGATTGATGGAAATTAAAGTGATTGAGAACATCGAACAATTTTATCGGTTTTTTACCGATAAGGCGAATATCGGTGATGCCGTGGAAAATAACGGGGATTATCAATTAAAAAATAATCAACTTTATGTCGGGGTTTCTGAAGGATTGATGTTGGTTGGTTTTTTTAATCGAATTTATTCGTAACCAGTTACTGGAAATCCATCCGATATTTGCGCCGGGTTTCAGGGGGAAATATGCATTGAGCGCCACCCGAAGTTTTTCAAAATGGTTGATGGATAATGTCAGCTTCTCAACCATGATGACGTATGTGCCTGAAAAAACGTCCTGGGGAAAAGTGATTTGCCAATTAATGAATATGCGAAAAGTGGGGGTGATTGATAACGCCTTGACGGCGGGTCATCACCAAATCAATATGACCCTGTATCAAGTAACGAAAGAGGAATTAGCCAATGGGTGGAAGCAGCGGAGATAACGGCTCTAACGAACAGGCCAGGGCGTCACGTGACGCCCTGGCCTTGCAAAGAGACCAATGGCATCAGGCCATGCAAAATTTGGCGACGTATATGAAAGTGAGCGCCCCCCGGCATTAGGAGATTTGCAAAATCTGACGACATTAGACGGTCAAGGACAAGCATTAAACCCATTGTACCACTCGCAACAGTTTAATGATTTAGCCAATCAAGCTCGATATCAACAGCTAAATGCCACCGAAGCGACAGGCGGTTTAGGGTCGACGGCCACCGGGAATCAATTAGCGGTGATAGCCCCGGCATTGGGTCAAAACTGGTTATCGGGACAGATGCAAAATTACGGTAATTTAGTGGGTATTGGCCTGAATGCTGCCAGTGGACAGGCTGTAGCTGGACAAAATTACGCCAATAATGTCGGTCAGTTAGTACATAACATTGGGGCGGCTAATGCCACGGCGGCCAATAGTCCTTCTGGATTTCACAGCGCGTTAGGCGGTGGTATGGCCGGCGCGTTAACCGGGGCAAGCATTGGCGGGATGAAGGGGTCTATTGGTGGTCACTGGGGTGCTGCCATCGGTGGTGGGCTCGGTCTGTTAGGGAGTTTATTTTAATCGGGAGTGATTATAGCAACGTTTCAACTGCCTGGCTTTCCAAGTCAGTAAATAGAAAATCAAACGGCAGGGGGCTTAGGGTTGCCCACCGTCCCACAATATGCTGAACGTCCTAATCCGGGCGTGATGCTAGCGCAAGGATTGGGTGGCATTTATGACCGATTGGCGGCGGGCAAACAACAGCAAGCCGAAGCCGATTTTATGGAATCCTTTGGTGCCGCTTATGCGGCCAATGATCGTCATGCCATAAAAAAACTCGCGGCGGCGCATCCTGAACACATAGAACGCATTCAAAAAGGGATGGGATTTGTTGATCAGGATAGCAAGCAAATGATTGCGATGCGGCAATGGATTTGCGCCTAGCGGCTAAAAGGGGGATGAGCCTCTTATGGCGTCGTTATAAAAAAATATACCGGTATTATGTCAACTCGGTTTGACACCGGAAGCCGCGTTTTTATCCTATAAGCAGGACCCGCAGCAATTTGATTAAATTACCAATTTAATTGGCCTGCACGCATTGGGGCCAGAAAACTATTTTGACATTCAGGATAAAATGGCAAGGCGTGACATTGATAAAAATAAACTGGCTGTCACGATGCGAGGACAGGACATCAGTAGAGCAAATGCGTTAACGACTGCCTATGCGCCGACTGCGGCGATGCAAAACTATCGTCAATACGTTAAAATGCTTCAGTCAGATCCGGATGCGGCGATGGCATTTGTGAATGCGGTGGGTATTAATACCGTAAGTAAAAAGCTCATGCAGGTTGAGAAAAATGACGATAGCTCAGTAATCAAATATTACACGGATGGGAGTGAAGAAACGGGAAAAATAAACCAGCCCATTGCGGGTGATGGCATGAAGCCAATCAGCCTCCCAAACGCGCAAAGTATCATGGATAAAGCCAATGAGGGATCAAAAAAAGCAGTGGGATTCGCCCTCCGCCTGAAGGATTCCATGGATTCAATGCATGAATTAGGAAAAAAGATAGACACTAAACGGGTGGTATTAATCAATCGCTCGTTGGGTTATGGAACACTGGCAAACCTGAGTCTGTCTCCGATAGAACAACAATATATGGTAAATGCACGGGATGCCCTGTATGCCATTCTTCGGCCAGAAATCGGCGCGGCCATTACTCTTCCAGAAATACAAGAATATGCGAAAATGTATTTACCTCAGCCGGGCGATTCTACCCTCGCAACGGAAACAAAAATGAAAAAGATACAAGGGCAATACAACGCACTGAGAGGTCAATCAGGAAGAGTCTATGATGCTTTGGTCGTCTCTTCCGCGGCCAATAATCAACTTCAGCAATCAGGGGGTCACTATACATCAAAGTCCGGCATTCAATTTAAGGTGGAGTGATGAAAGTCACGGCAAAGGGTAAAACGTTTGAGTTTCCAAAATGGTACTCCCACGGATGATATTGGTACGGCGCTTGACGAGTACTTTGCTGGACAAGCTACTCAGTCTGGTGAAGCCGTTCATCATCACGATAATAATACTTTGTCATCGGCGCAGATGGCCAATCTTGATATACCCACGGATGAAATCGTAGCTTATCATGATAAAGAAAAACCCCCTGGATCGTCGCAAGGACAAGAACCCTTCACGGAAGCGGCACGGGGTTTAGTAAATATCCCTTTTGATGTCCTTCAAGGCGGCGCTAATCTCATCGATGCATTAAGTCAAGCGGGGGGTCGGTGGGGGTTAATTATTAGGCGATATTTATCGTCCCGCAGACAGGCCTACAGACCCTTACGCCTAGTCAGGGGAGATAGTGGGCGGATTACCTTATCCCAGGACTTGGCGGAGCAGGAAAAATGATGGTAGGTTCGCTGGCTAATGCCTCGAATCAACAAGGCGACTTTACTCAGAACGCCGCGACAAATGCGGGCGTTAACCTTGCAATACAAGGGTTGCTGTCTGTAGCTGCAAAAGGGGTAGTGAAGGGGATAACGGCATTAAAAGGCGATATCTCTCCACAGGCAGCGCAGAAGATTACCACGGCTGAATCAATGGGGGTTGCCCCCATGACATCAGACATGCTTCCACCTCAGAATGCACTGACTCGCGGGCTTACTCAGGGTGGGGAAGGCGCCTTACTGGGTACGGTGGCGCGTAGAGCAACGCAACAGACAATATGTAGCAAACTTGTCAGGGATTATCTCGACAGGTTTGGTGAGTACAATCCTGATACGGTGATTAAGTCACTAACATCCAATCTGAAAAGTCGTAAAGATGCCGCGGGGCGTGTTATTGACGATATAACGCAAAAAATGGGCCGAAATTTGGTAGAAACAACCCATGCTGTTAACGCTATTGATACCGGTATATCAAGACTTGAGAAGCTAGGGACATCGGCAGACCAAAATTTGCTTAATACACTGCGGAATTTGAAGGGGGAGTTAACTCAGCAAGGCGGTGTTGATTTTGACCTGCTTAAGCAACACCGAACGGCCTTTCGCTCAAATGTTCAGGGTGATGCCATGGTGTTGCCAAAGCAATGACGAATAGCGTTGAAAATGCCATAACAAAAAGATTTGCGGAACTCAGTCAGCAAGTCCCTTGGCCCTCCGGAAGCCGCCACCTACCTCAAAGCAAATTCTGATTACGCCAACGTCTACAACAAGGTGCTGAATAAACGCATTGCCAACAACCTAAATAAAGCCAGCCGTGAAGCAACCGAGTTAATTAATAGCGTAGTATACAGTCGTCATGCTTCGGATATTAAACGTATCTGGCCCAGCGCTGGATAATACCGGAAAGGATGCCGTACGTGCAGCATATATCGCCAAAATTGCTGAAACGGTAGGGGATTCGCCCGCAAAATTCATGACACAAATTAGCAAACTCAAGAAGCAAGCCGGTGGAGAAATCTATAACACGGTATTCAGCGGAAGGCATATGAAGGAGCTTGAGGCGCTAAATGATGTACTCCAGACAACTCAGCGTGCGGATACGGCAAATGTAGTGACACAGACGGGTCAGGCATTGGCTAATCCGCTCAGGATTGGCGGGGTTTTTGGCTCGGGAGGAGGGGTGTCTCTAGCCGGTGAAGTGGGCTTCGGGATCATCATGAGGATATATGAGTCGAAGCCGGTAAGAAACGCCTTGTTGAGGCTAGCAAACACCAAGACAGGCACGCCAGCTTATGAGCGGGCCTTAAATGAGGCTATTAATATTTCGCGGCCTATCATTGCAGCCTCTTCCAGTCAACAGCAATCAGAAACGCAATAAAAAAACTTATTCTATGCCAGGAGAAATGCGTGTCAGAAATTATCCCTAATATTGTCGTGAGCATGCCTGCTCAGTTATTTACCTTGCGAGGCAAATTTCAGGCATGCGCTAACGGTAAAATCTATATCGGTAAGATTGATACTGACCCAACCCTACCAAAGAACTAGATTCAAGTGTATCTTGAAAATGAAGAGGGCTCAACTTTCCCCGCGGTTCAACCCATTATAATTAATCACGCCGGGTTCCCTGTTTATCATGGACAGGTGGCAAAATTTGTAACGGTCGAAGGGCATGCAATGGCGGTCTATGATGCTTATGGTGCACAACAATTTTATTTCCCTGACATATTGAAATACGACCCCTATAGATTTAAAGAACAAGCAGAACAATATATTGCGTATATCGAAAAATTAAAGGGAACTATTCAACAAACGACCGGTGATTCAATAACCGATGTGATAAGCCAAAAAGGCTGTACAGATACTTTTGCTAAGAAAAATTCAAAAGAATCCCTCAAAGCGGGAAGACTTAACCTTGAATCCCCAAACGGTGATACGATTTTTAATCTAGGCGGTACAGGCGGGTCAGCAGGTTCTGAGTTTTCGTATATCAAAAATTCAAAAAGAACACAGATTCATGATGTTGCTTCGAAAACAACGGTTCTGTTTCCGCAAAAAAATGGAACCCTGGCGATACAGGAAGAGAACTATAAAAAAACAGAAGTCGATAAAAAAATAAATTCAGCGAACTGGACAGCGAATAAATTGGCAAATGGTTGGCTGAAAGATCCGAATACGAGCCTGATTATTCAATGAGGTGGCGTGCGTGCCTAGAAATGATACTTCAAGAAATTTATTTCCTATGGCTTTCCCAAATACCTTAGCAGGAATGGGATTGGCTAATTTTAATTCCAATTCTACTCTATCTCAAATGTATGCACCTAATATAATGAATGCGGATAAAGTTGGATTTAACATGCGTCAGAGTAAGGTCACTGAGGGATCTAATGCTTCTCCATTCACGGATATGAGATGGATAGCAATAGGATGGTAATT